GCGCTTAGAATAGGAGATAACCCTAAGTGCATAATAACCACTACACCAAGACCTATACCACTCATAAGAGAACTTGCAAAAAGAGATGATGTCGAGGTGATTAGAGGCTCTACCTTTGAGAATGTAGACAACTTAGCGCAGTCAACTGTTCAAATGTTTAAAGACAGATATGAGGGTACTCGTATCGGAAAACAAGAAATCTATGGTGAGATTCTTGAAGACGTAGAGGGAGCATTATTTAATTACAAAGATATAGAACAAACAAGACTAAACACCCACCCAACACTACAAAGAATAGTAGTTGCTATTGACCCTGCTGTAACCAGCAACAAAGACTCAGATGAAACTGGAATAATAGTTGCAGGTAGAGATGAGAATAATCATTTTTACATTCTTAATGATTCAAGTCAGATATCCAGTCCTGATATATGGGTCAAAACAGCTATAGATTTGTATAAAAGATATGAGTGCGATAGGATAGTAGCAGAGGTTAATAATGGTGGTGATCTAATTGAAAGACTTTTGCGCACACAAGATGAAACAATACCCTACACAAGCGTTAGAGCAAGTAGAGGCAAGATGGTAAGAGCAGAACCTATATCAGCACTTTATGAGCAAGGTAGAGTACATCATATGCACGTATTCAAAGAATTAGAAGAACAGATGTGCCAATTCACAGGGATTAGTGTAAAATCACAACATGATGATAGAATTGATGCCTTAGTTTGGGCGTTATCATCTTTACAAAATACTGGTAAAGCAGTATTTAGAATTAGTTGAGGACTACATGGGATTATTTGATATTTTTAAAAAAGAAAAAATGAGTAGAAAAAATGCTCCAAAAATAATGATAAATAAGTTAGATGCCTATTCAGGCAAGTCTAACAAAACTTATAAATCCTATGCTAAAGAGGGATATCAAGACAATGCAATAGTTCACAGATGTGTGAGGCTAATATCAGACTCAGCAAGTGCTGTTAAATTATGTGTATATCAAGGTGATGAAAAGTTAGAATCTCATGAGTTGTTATCTTTGTTACAAAGACCTAATCCTTTACAGAGTGGAGTCGAATACTTTGCATCTTTATATTCTTATCTACTAATATCAGGAAACTCTTATTTACTTAGAGATTCTGAATTATTGACTGCACCCAAAGAATTATATTTATTAAGACCAGATCGTATGGAGATTAAATCCAGTACGAGTATTATTCCTGCTCAATATGATTATATTATTAATGGAATGGTTACTAACTCATACCCAGTCGACCAAACAACAGGTCAATCACAAATAAAACAGATTAAACTATGGTCGCCATTAGATGATTACTATGGTTTATCACCTTTAATGGCTAGTGCCTACAATATAGACCAGCATAACTTAGCTGGACTGCATAATGTGGCGTTACTCAAGAATGGTTGTACGCCAAGTGGTATGTTGAAGTTTGAGCCAACAGATGAAACTGGAGCTAGTGCATCACTAACAGATGACCAACGAGCAAGACTTTTAGAGGACTTAGAATTTAGATTTCAAGGCTCTCATAACTCAGGCAGACCAATGTTACTAGAGGGTAACTTTGAATATAAGCAATTAGGACTAAACCCTAAAGACATGGACTTTTTAGAACTGTTAAACCTATCTGCAAGAGAGATAGCACTAGCGTTTGGTGTTCCAGCTCAGATGCTCGGTATACCTGAGGCTAATACATACAGCAACATGGAAACAGCTAAACTAGGTATGTATGAAGAAACCATAATACCTTTACTAACAAGAGTAGAGTCTGATCTAAATGAGTTTTTAGCACCATTGTATAACGAGGATATCCACATAAAATATGATTTAGATAGTATTCCTGCTATGGCAGAAAAGACCAAACAAGTCTATTTGAATGTAAGTCAGGCAGTAACAGCAGGTATTATCACTAGAAATGAGGCTAGGGAAAAACTAGGACTAGAACCTATTGATGGCGCAGATGAGTTATATATACAATCTAACCTATTTCCAATAGGTGAGAAAGATGACGCTACACCAATGGAAGATGATGATAATGAGAAACTTTATGATCTAGCCTATGGAACTAAGGCAACAGTAGATGTAGATACTTTTACCACAGAAGAAGAGGCAGAAGAACGAGCAGAAGAGATTGGTTGTGAGGGTATACATTCACATGATAAAGATGGCAGAACAGTTTATATGCCTTGCAAGACTCACAGAGAATATGAGTCATTACTGGCAGATGGAAAAGCATTAAGTGATATTGATACAAAACCAACTGATAGCATGGCATCAGAGGCTCAGAGAGGCTTAAATTGGAGAAAAGAGTTTAACAGAGGTGGAACATCAGTAGGTGTTGCACGAGCTAATCAACTGGTTAACAAGGAATCGTTATCAGTAGATACTATTTTAAGAATGTATAGTTTCTTTTCAAGACATGAAGTGGATAAACAAGGACAAGGATTTAGTCAAGGAGAGAAAGGCTATCCATCAGCAGGTAGAATTGCATGGTCGTTATGGGGTGGAGATGCAGGATTTAGCTGGTCTACCAAGAAAAGAAATCAAATAATGAGAGAAAGAGAGGGTAAAGCAGAATCAGATTCTTTAAAAGTAGGTGATATGGTTTCATGGGATAGTTCAGGTGGCAGAGCCAAAGGTAAAATAACAAGAATTGTTAGGTCAGGTAAATTATCTGTTCCTAAAACAGACTTTACTCTAAATGCCACAGAAGATAATCCAGCGTGTTTAATTAAGGTTTATCGTGGAGATGAGCCAACAGATACAATAGTCGGACACAGGTTTAAAACTTTAAGAAAGTTATAATAAAAAGGAGTGTTGTATGCCAAGTACAAATAGATCAACTATTTCTATGCAGTTTGCACAAGATATTGTAAGAGCATGGAACTTACCACAGATGAAATGTCAAAAAGATGTTTTTCAGTATTTAGGAAAAGCGACAGATAGTGGAACTATGTCGTTTTATAGAAAACAAGCTGAAGAAATGACAGGAATACAGCTAGTACCACATGATAACAAGCACAATCAAGTTACAAGAATAGAAAGACAGAACCTGCCACCATTAACTAACCAAATTAGCATTAACAATGATACACCCTATGCAATGTTAGTATTTTCTGATGCTCATTTCGAGGGTCATGAAACAGCATCTTATCAAATCATGTTAAAAGTTTTAAAAGATTTAGTAAAAACTAGACAACTTAAATGTGTAGTTGCCAATGGTGATATTATGGACTTATCTATTTTATCTACATTTGCTAAATATACTCTAGATATAAGACCTAAAGAAAGAACTGTTCAGCAAGAAATATTAGACAGTCAAGGTCAACTAAACAAAATTCAAAAGATAATTAATGGCGCTAAATATCCTATTAAGCAATTAGCCACATTTGGTAATCATGAAACTAGACTTTCTAAGTTTGTGTCTATGTGGGGCAGACAGTTTGAAGATTTTGAGGGATTTAAAATGCAAAACTTATTTCCTGACTGGGATTGGGCTATGAGTCATTTAGTAGATGATACTGTTATGATTAAGCATAGAATGAGAGGTGGTATACATACTGCTTATCAAAACGCTATGAGATCAGGATTAAACTTAATTACAGGACATACTCATCAATTAAACCAAAGAACATTTAATACTTATACAACTAGCTCAATGGCAGTACAGACTGGTCATTTATCAGAAAGTTATCACCCTTATTTAGAGGATAATATCGCAAACGACTGGAACAATGGGTTTGCTGTAATTATGATTGACCCAGTAGAAAAGACCATACACCCTGAGTTAGTTCAGGTTAACAACTTATTTAGAACTGCTTATTTTAGAGGCAAGAAATATAAGGTATGATTAGTAATGTTAGAAAAATATCCTTTGGTAATGATAGATTGGGAAGATCACACAGCATCAGCAGAATGGGAAGATGATGTTGACTCTTGCACCTATGAGGTTTGCGGACTATTGGTTGGTTAATAAGAGAAGATAAAAAATCATATAAAGTAGCAAATGCAGTTTCAAAAGAATCAGGTGTAGGTGGGATATCTGTTATACTCAAGTCCTGTGTAGAGGATTTTTGGTATATTGAGATGAGTGATGAAGAAACCTGAAAGAGAACACCTAAAAAAAGTAGCCGATCTAGGTTGTATCGTTTGTGCTAAGAGGTTGGGTTATCCTGATACACCAGCAGAAATACATCATATTCCAAGTGGAGCTATGGGAAAACGATCAAGTAACTGGAACGTGATTCCACTCTGTCCACATCATCATAGAACCTCTAACGAGTCCTATCATCTAAACCCTATATGGTTTACTGAGCAATTTGGCACTCAAACTGAACTCCTAAATGAAACATTAGAATGGCTAAAGTAAAGATAGATAAGCGCAAGTATTACAGAGAATCACTTAGATTATATGCTAAATTAAGTGGTAATCTCACGAGAACCTTAGATAAGTTATTTAAACAGCAAAGAATATTAGCCAGTAAAAGATATGCTCAGAATGAGATTATAACTGATTCATTTTACCTAGCACTAGCAACTAAACTACACAAAGTATTTACTAGGAATGTTAAACAAGTATTTGACAACTCTAAAGAGATGACTGAGAAAATGAGAGAACTCAAGGCTACAGATGAAGAGGCATTGGAGCTATATGGAGCTACTATTGGTGAAAATGTAACTCAGGTCACTCAAACTACCAAGAAACTAGTAGAGGCAAGTATTGTAAGTTCTTTAAATGATGGTCTAGGCACAGAAGATACTGCAAAAAGATTAGAAAAGTCATCTGCATTTTCAAGGAAAAGAGCAAGAGTTATTGCTAGAACTGAAACCCACCAAGCAATGAACTATGCTAACAACAACATAGCTAAGAGAATGAACCTGAAAAAACCTATTAAAGAATGGGCTAGTGCTGTAGATGAGAGGACTAGAAATTGGCACAGGAGCATGAATGGCACTAAAGTTGGCATCAATGATAAGTTTATGGTGCTAACGCCTACTGCTGGTGGTGGCATATCAGAGAGGTTTATGGATTACACTGGCGACCCTAATGGTGGCGCTAGTAATGTTATCCAGTGCAGATGTTTCACATTGTATTACGAT